TAGATAAGTTAGAAGATAGTAAAAATCCTTTAGCTAATTAATTATGTAAATGGCAATAAAATTAAAATTAGTTTTAAAGTGGTTTGTAGATTTATTTAAAACCAGATACAAAATAACAGTATCTTTTAACAAAGAATATGGAGATGCTGATGATAAATCTTATATATCAAAAAAAATTATTACTAAAAAAGAAAAACATTTAAAGTTTAAAGATGAAAATAATAATTTAATTGAATATAGAAGTGCATCAGGTCTTAATTATATTATAGAGGATGTGTAATGAATCAAGCATTAGCAGGAATAATAATAGTATTAGGATTTCTAACTTATTATTTATACAATCAAAATCAAATACTTACAGCTAATAACATGGCATTAGAAGGTGCTATAGCTACACAAGAAGAAGCCATACAAAGTTTGCAAGATGACTTTGAGTTACAAACCACACAATTAAATGAACTTAATTTAAAAAGTCAGGCTGCTCAAAGAGAGTTAAACAGATACACACAGTTTATACAAAACTATGAATTAGCAGCAAAAATATTAGCTGATCCAGTAGAAATGCAGAGGAAAATAAATAATGGAACAAAACACATTATGGAAGACATTGAGAAAATCAGCGTTACAATTGATAGTCTTGATGACGATATGCAGTTGCAGTCTTATTCCAACTAAACAAATAGAAATATCTGCAAAACCTCTAGAGCGTAAAATTGCTCATCCTGTTATGCCAAGAGAAATAGATTTGCATGAACCTATGTGGATTACTATTACACCTGAGAATGTAGATGAGCAGTTAGCAAAAATAGAAAAACAAGAAGGTGAATTAGTTTTTCTGGCTATGACAATACCTGACTATGAGGTAATGGCATATAATATGCAGGAGTTAAAGAGGTATATAACTGAATTAAAAGAAGTTGTTGTTTATTACAAAACAGTAACAACACCTAAATCTAAAACAGGGGATTAAAAATGAATATATCAAGAGAAGGAATAGAATTAATAAAAAAATTTGAAGGTTGTGAGCTAGAAGCTTATCAAGATTCAGTTGGTATTTGGACTATAGGATATGGTCATATAAAAGATGTAAAGAAAGGAGATAAAATAAACAAAGATGAAGCCGAACATCTTCTAGAAGAAGAATTACCTGAATATGAAGGCTATATAAACGATATGGTTAAAGTGCCTCTCAAGCAATGTCAATTTGATGCTTTGTGTGCTTGGGTCTATAACTTAGGACCTACTAATCTACAAGAATCTACCTTATTAAAGTTATTAAATGCAGGTGATTATCATACAATACCATCACAAATTAAAAGATGGAATAAGGCAGGAGGGAAGACTTTGCAGGGATTAATAAGAAGAAGAGAGGCTGAAGCTCTTTTGTTTGAAGGCAAAGAATGGATTGAGGTTTAATATGCCTTTAGCTAAATATGTTTTTAAACCAGGAATAAATAAGGAAGGAACTAACTACTCAAATGAAGGTGGTTGGTTTGATGCTGATAAAGTAAGATTCCGTAAAGGCAAACCTGAAAGAATAGGTGGATGGACAAAGTTTTCTACAGATGATTTTATAGGAACTTGTAGAAAATTATATCCGTATAAAGCAACAAGTGGTGAAAACTATGTAATTTTAGGAACACACCAAAAATTATATGTTTTAAATGGTTTTAATTATTACGATATAACACCTATAAGAGCAACAACTTCTGCTGGAGATGTTACTTTTTCTGCGAGTAATGGCAGTTCAACGATAACTGTAACCGATACAAGTCATGGTGCAGTAACGGGAGATTTTGTTACTTTTAGTGGTGCTGCTACTTTAGGAGGATTGGTTACTGCTACTGTATTAAATCAAGAATATCAAATAGATTTAGTCACCTCAGCGAATGCTTATACAATAACAGCTAAAGATACTTCTGATGCCACAGTTACAGCGAATGCGAGTGATTCAGGTAATGGCGGTAGTTCTGTAGTAGGTGCTTACCAAATTAATTCAGGTCTAGACGTTTATGTAAGAAGCACAGGCTGGGGTGTAAATACTTGGGGAGCAGGTACATGGGGTGAAGAATCTGATTTATCTTTAACTAATCAATTAAGATTATGGTCTATAGATAATTTTGGTGATGACACTATAGCAGCTCCTAGAGGGGGTGCTTTGTATTTTTGGGATAAATCAGATGGTTTAACTGCAAGAGCAGTTGCTTTATCAACAGAAACAGGTGCTAGCGATGTGCCAACAATTTGCTTGCAAGTTATGACATCAGATGTTGATAAACACGTTATTGCTTTTGGCTCTAATCCTATAGGTAGTTCTGCAATTGATCCTTTGTTGGTAAGATTTTCAGATAGAGAAAGTGCAGTAGATTGGACTCCTACAGCTACTAATCAAGCAGGTGGTGTGCAGTTGTCACAAGGTTCTACAATAATAAGTGCATTAAGAACTAGACAAGAAATACTTATATGGACAGATTCAGGTATTGTTTCTATGCGTTTTGTTGGAGAGCCTTTTATATTTAGTTTTACAGAAGTAGCTGAAGGTGTAAGTTTAATATCGCCTAATGCTGCAACAAATGCCAATAATAGAGTGTATTTTATGGATCGCAGTGGTTTTCATGTCTATTCAGGAACATCACAAAGATTGCCTTGTACTGTGTTAGATTATGTTTTATCTGATTTAAACCAAGACCAGTCTCACAAAGTTTTTGCTGGTTCAAATGAAGGGGTTAATGAGGTTATATGGTTCTATCCTTCAGGCACTAATACAGAAATAGACAAATATGTTTTGTTTAATTACTTAGAAAATACTTGGTCAATTGGTACAACATCAGATAACTTTGTTAGAACTGCATGGAATGAAGCATCTATATATGAGAATCCAATAGCAGCTAGCAAAAATAGCAGCACAGTAAATACAAATTATATATATAACCATGAAATAGGTCATGGAGATGGTAATGATGCTTTTACTGCCTATATAGAATCAAGTGATTTTGATTTAGCTCCTGATGGAGAAAACTTTACTTTTATATCTAAGTTAATACCTGATATAGAATTTAGAAATCAACAATCAACAAGTGATACTGTTACTTTTACAATAAAAGGTAGAGATTATCCTTTACAAGATTTGTCTACTTTACAAACTATTAACGTAACTCCAGCTTCAACTTTTGAAAATACTAGAGCTAGAAGCAGACAAGCAGCTATGCGTATATCTAATTCATCTAGTGATTATGGTTGGCGATTAGGTGATTTAAGGTTAGAAATTAGACCAGATGGGAAAAGATAATGGCTGATATCAAAACGATAGCATTACCAGCAGTAAATTTAGATTATGATGCTAATAATGAAGCTGTTACACGCAGAACTATTGAACAAGCGATAGAAGATATAAATGTTAAGATAACAAACATACAAAGGATGCAATCAACAGTTACAAGTAAAGCTTCTAAACGACATCAATTTTTATTAATGGGGTTAAAACATGGCTGATAGCTTAAAAGTATTAGGTCAATTAGACCCTGCTGCAACAACTGTAACTACGCTTTATACAGTGCCAGATATGACGCAGACCACAATTAGTTCTATTATGGCAGCAAACAGAACAGGTTCAGCCATAACATTTAGACTAAGTGTTCATGTGGCTGGAGCAGGTGCAGATGATAAACAGTATTTATACTATGACAAATCAGTTGCAGCTAATGATTCATTGGCTATAGTTATAGGTATAACACTTAATCAAACAGATGTATTAAAGGTTTATACAAGTGCAGTAGATATGAGTTTTAATGTATTTGGCTGTGAAACAAAAGAGGAAAGATAATGGATATTAAACAACAAACGCAGAATGTAGCAAACCAAGGTCGCTATGGCGATACCATGCTTATGCACGTTAATCCACAAGAGGTGCGAGGATTAGCACAAGCAATGCCTTTAACTGTAAATCCACAAACAGGACAACCAGAAGCATTCTTACCTTTTCTAGCACCTTTATTAGGAAGTTGGTTAGGTGGCAGTCTTTTAGCTGGTAAAACAATAGCAGGAATGGCTTTAAGTAAAGCAGCAGCAGCAGGTATTGGTGCAGGTCTAGCACAAACAGCAGTTACAGGTGATATTAAAGAAGGATTAAAAGCAGGTCTTACATCAGGTATGTTTAGCAGAATATTAGGTGGAGGAGCAGAAGCACAAAAACTAGCTGAAGGAACTGCACAAGCTACTACACAAGCCACAGATACTATAACAAGTGGATTGTTAGAAAATCCTAACTTAATTGCTGAAGGCACAGGTAGTCAATTTGTAGGTCCTTTAGCACCTGGAGCAACTGCTCCTGCTGCACAATTAAATATTGCAGGACAAAATGCTTTAGCTGCAGACCTAGCTAATTTTGAACCTTTTATAAGTAAAGGTGGTGCAGATGCAGTTGCAGCATATTCTGGCAATATTCCAGGACCAGGTGCAGCTACGTTTGGAGATGATTTTAGTACAGTATTTTCAGATGGAGTTGGACAAGGACTTTCTAATATTGGTTCAGCAGTTATGAATGACCCATTAGCACGAGGTACATTATTAACTACTGGAATGATGTATGGTATGGATGCGACACAAGCAGACTACGAAGAACAAATGCGTAGAATGGAAGAAGAAAGGTTAGAAAGAAAAAGACAAAATGAATTGATGAATCCTGAACCTATACTTTTCTCAGCAGAAGGAGGAATAACTGGTTACGATCTTGGAGGCATGGTAAGAAGTAAATTTGGCGACTTGCCTGATAATATAGGTGGAGAATTGCCACAAATTTATGCTCCAGCAAGACAACCTTATCAGGTTAATCCTAATTTTATGGCAGGTTTTTCACCTGAAACTATGTACTTTAGACCTGAAACACTTTCTGCACCAGCATCAGGTTTGCGAGCAGGAGCACCACCAGTTAATGAGGCAGTGCCTTATGAAGGCTCGCAAGGTGGGTATGGTGGAAGACAGGCTTATATAGCTCCACAAGTATCTATTGACCCATATGCTGCTTATACAGGTGAAGCACCAGAAGGATTAAAATTTGGCAAACCACTTAGACCTGTATTTGAAAAACCTGAATTACCAGACCAAGGACTTGTAAATCCAGGAATACCTGATTTTGATGGACCTGTTGGATTAGGTGGAAGAATAGGTATTCCTAATATAGGAAACTTAGATATGCAATCAATAATAGATAGTCTTGACCAATATAATATTCCTGAAAGAGAAATTGGTTTAGGTGAGTTTATGAATCAACAAATTACACCATATCTTGATAATACTATGAATATTGCACCTACTTTAGAAGTTGCTCCTAAACTAACTGACATGAGCGAAGACGATCTTCAACCTTTTATTGACGCAAGAAATGAAGCTGGAGGAACGGACAATATGTCAAGAAGTGTAGATAATTTCTTACTTAGGTCAACTACTAGACTTTTAGAAAATGCAGGAATGATTCCTCCTTATGAAGATTCCGCTAATAAATATCCCATAAATACAACTAAATCCGCAGACGTTGTGCAACCTCGTACTCTTGGTAAACAACTACTACCAGGCACAGACAATGGAATAGATATTTCTCAATATTTAGGTGGTGATAATAGAGAAGATACATTAAAAGGCTTACAAGGTATTTTTGGTCCACAAGTAGAATATGCTACAAGTCCAGTTGAAGGCTCTAACTACATGATGACTGCTGAAGCATTAAAAAATCGTGGCATAACTCCACAAGACACAGGTAAAGGTATTTTTGGCAAAGTCAAGCCATCAGCTTTACCCAAAGGTTATTATGAAAGAGCAAAAGAATATTATTCTCAAGGTATGGCAACACCAGAAGATGTTGAATATTTAGCTTCTACTCCAACACACAAAATAACAGGTAATTTGTACGACTCGGTTTTACCTAGAGGACCAAAAGCTAAAGCATTTCTAGCTGGTAAACCTGAAGCTTTAATTGACCGAAATAATTTAATTGAATATATGAAAAATCAAGGGCTTGAACCTGATTTTGCAAGTGGTGGCGATACTGGTTTATTTAGTGATCCTGTATTACTTCCTCCTACTATGCCTATGACTGCTCCAGTAGCTCCTTTTGGAGTTACTCCTATGCCAGTAGATATAATGCGAATGTCAGTTCCTTCAAATCCAAATTTTGATGTAAGTAATTTAGGTCAATTTGATTCTGGAAATATGCAAGCTAGTGATTTTTCTTTTGCTGGTGGTTTTACTCCTGCTTCTACTCCTGATACTCCTGTAAACAATCTTCAACAACAAATTGATGCTTCTACTCCTGGTTTTGTTTCTCTTCCTTCTGATCCTGTTATTGCTCCTCCTCTTCCTCCTATTCCTGTTCCTACTGAAGCAGGAGCACTTGCTGCTGATTTAACTCCTGCTCCTGTTCTTACTCCTGCTATTGCTCCTGCTTCTAATTATGTGGGTGGTTTTGGTTTTGGTTTCGGTGGTAGAAATGCAGAAATTCCAGTTCCTGATATTTCTCAAAACAATCTTCAACAACAAATTGATTCTTATACTCAAATTATGCAAGAAGCAGATGGTATAAAACAAAATTTAGAAGATTTAAAAGAATCAGAACCTGATTTTGCAGGTGGTGGAAAAACTTTATCTAAAATGGGATATCAAGAAGGTGGTATGACAGATATGATGAGTGACCCTTTAACTCAAGAAGTTGCTAGGTTTATTTTGGGTGAATCTGATAATGAAGAAGCTTTAAATATGTTTTTAACTAAGTATGGAAATGAAGCCTTTATGGAACTTAGAGAAGCTGTATTGCAATCTATAGTTCCAGGTGCTCAAACAGAAGGTTTAATTGCAGGCGATAGCGAAGGTGGAATGGATGATGACCTTAGAGGAATGATAGGGAATAAAGAAAGAATAGCCGTATCTCAAGACGAATTTATAGTTCCTGCTGATGTAGTATCTATGTTAGGAGATGGTAGTTCAAATGCTGGTTCTCAAGAACTCTACGACATGATGGATAGAGTTAGACAAACTAAAACAGGAACTACTAAACAAGCACCTAGATTAGCTAATGCAGGAGGACTATTGCCAGCATGAATGAGCCAGCAATAAATCAAGAAGCTTCAGGTATTTATGAAATATCTTTAGTTCCAATAGAACAAATGCCTTTAATTTGGTCACAAGTTGAAGGATTTTTAAAAAAATCTGCTAAAAGATCAGGTGGCAGAACAAGAATTGAAGATATTTATTATGATTTAATAAATAACCAATCTCAATTATGGATAATATTTGATACAGGAGATTTAAAAATAAATGGAGTACAGATAACTTTATTTAATGATTATCCAACTGGTAAAAGAATGCTTAATCTTGAGCATACATCAGGCAAAAATATGCAAGATTGGGTCGAAGAAGGTATAGAAGTAATGATGAAATTTGCCAAATCTAATGGATGTGAAGGATTAGAAGGTATGGGTCGTCATGGTCAATGGAATTGGGTCAAAAACAAAAGAGGCTGGAAGAAGCCTGCAACATTTTACGAATATATATTTGAGGATGATAAATGAAAAAATTTAAAGGTGGTGGTGGAAGTTCTGCACCAACAGAACAAACTGTATATAGCACAGACTTACCTGAATACGTTGAGCCGTATTTTAAACGGCTATTGCAACGTGGAGAGGCTGAATCATTACAAGGATACACTCCTTATGGGGGTCAAAGGCTATCTTATTTTTCGCCTGATGAATTAACCAGTCAGGCAATGACAAGAGGATTTGCTACTTCAGGCACTCCTCAACAGTTTACTGATGCGTCTTCTAGATATGGTGGCACACAAGGCTATGCTCCACAATATCAAGCAGGACAATTTGACCCTGGTTATGCAGCAAGGACTAGAGATTCAGGTTATCAAGCTGGACAAATAATAGGTGGCGAATATGCACCTATGGGATATGAAGCAAATTTGCAAAGGTTTATGTCACCCTATCAACAGAATGTTATAGACGTAGAAAAGCGTGAAGCAATGCGACAATCTGACATAATGGGTAAAGGAATAGGTGATGCAGCTACAGCTCAAGGTGGTTTAGGTGGTTACAGAGAAGCTATACAACAAGCAGAACGAGAGCGTAATTTAGGACAGCAACTAGGCGATATACAAACTAGAGGCAGTCAAGCAGCATTCCAATCAGCTCAACAACAATTAGCAGCAGAAAGAGCTGCTGGTTTAGGTGCAGCTCAATTAGGACTACAACGATTTGGTGTACAAGAAGGAGCTAAACAAACTCAAGAACAGTTAATGCAGTCTGCTATGCAAGCAGGTGAACAGGCAAGAATAGATGCAGCTAAACTTGGATTGACAGCTCAACAACAAGAGGAAGCAGCAAGACAACAACAAGAAAAGTTTGGTCAAAGTGCATATGATATGTCTAATCGTTATAACTTAGCTGCTGCCCAAGGATTAATGGGTGCAGGACAAACTATTAATCAAGATGCTGTATCAAGGATAGCTGCATTACAAGGAATAGGTTCACAGCAAAGAGCATTGAGTCAGGCTAGTATGGATATGGGCTATGAAGACTTTATGCGTCAAAGAGACTATGCTCAAAATAGACTTGGTATGTTTAGTAATATATTGAGAGGTGTTCCAGCTACTCCACAACAAACAGTTAGTCAATTTCAACAACAACCAGGATTATTTCAACAAGCTATAGGAGCTGGTTTAACTGGCTTAGGATTATATAGAGGATTTGGAGGTGCAGGATAATATGGCAAATTTAGTACAATTAGCAAATGAATTAGAGTATGTGCCTAAAATGCAATTGGCAGAAATGGCTCAAGACCCTAATAATAGATTTCCACAATACTTAGTCTTGTCAGAAATACAAAGACGAACTTTAAATGAAAGGGCTTATGCAGCAGCACAACCTCAGCCTACTACTACAGTAGCAGAAGAAGTGGTGCAAGATTTTGTGCAGCCCAAGGGTTTGCAAGCAGGTATACCTTCTGAATCAGCTCCAACTGATGCTTTCTCTTCAGAGTCTATGGGTATGCCTGCCTCTGCTCCTCCAATTGGAATGGCTGGAGGAGGAGAAACAGTTATTGATAAATGGTTCGGAAATGAAATACTTAATCCTTTTGTAAGCGATACAGGAACGGCAAAATGGTATAATCCTGTTGCAGGTCTTCCTCATGTACAATATAACAATCTTATGGAAACTGGCGAGCCAATGCAAGGTTTGCCCTTAGATTTTAGTAAGGACATAAATGAAGAATTAGGATCATATACGCCTAATTTTAATTTGGAAGAATACGAGAAAAAAAAGCTGGAAGAACTTGAAAGGCTTTATGCAGAAAATCCACAAGCATTTTTAGTAGATTCTAGCAGAAAAGCATCTGGTTATTTAAAAGGTGGACAAACAACAAATCCTGGCTTTGCTTCTCTTCCTCCTACAAAAATAAATCAAGCAATGTATGGTCTTGAAGGTATGGCTAACAAATACGCTAATCCTTATAGTGGACCTATAAGAAGTACATTAGGTGCAGTAGGAAATATGAGTATCGGAGATAAAGTAGTTGATCCTAATACTCTTAGTTTTTTAAATAAAGCAAATAATACTTTAGATAGAGTAGTAAGTGGCACAGTAGGTGCTTTAGTACCTGGAGGAAGTACACCATTTAGAGATATGCTAAAACGCAAGAGAGCAAGACAAAGCAGAGGACAAGAATCTTATGATGAAAATGTAGAAGCTTTAAGTAGGTCTGATGAAAGAAGTGATAAAGCATCTGGTGGTTTAACTGGTTATGCCAATCAAGGTAGAACTGCTTTGCCTGGAGTTTTACCAAGTTTAACTCCATATGCAGCATCTGAAGCCGAAGAATACGAAGAAGATGCTAATTCGTTAAAAGAAAGTTTTAAAAATTCCTTTCTTATGGATGCGTTAGTAAATTACATGATGCAGCAGCCTGCAGTTTCGTCAAGTCTTGATGCAACCATGGCTCTTAATGATATTAAAAAAGATGTTGAAGAATCTGATTATTCAGGACCTACAGGTGCTCAAATTGGAGGAGGTTTACTTGCATTAGCAGGCTTATTACCTCATACAAGAAGGATTAAAGCAGCTGGGAAGTGGGGGAAAAATTTATATGAAAAAACAATAAAACCTTTTATGAAAAAACGATATGGAGCTCAACCTGCATCATACCAATACACATCAGGTGTTAATCCTATTGTTGGCTCACAGGTTGCTGGATATACACCTAAAATGAGTGCTTTGAGACAAACATTATTAGGAACAGGAGAAGGTAGATTTGTTCTTTCAGCACTTCCTATAGGCTTAGGCACGACTCTTATGTCAGGTTATGATTGGAACTCTGAAACAGGTGAAATAACAAATAAAGATGGTAGTGAACTGACAGACCAACAAAAAGATTATCTAAAAATGTTGCAAGAAA